GATAAAGTTCTGCTCTGTCGTTAAGTCGCTTGGAAGAACGGTCCCTACGATAGCTTTATACAAGGCGATTTTAATGTCTTCTGCTTGGTCCCGTTGCTCTAAACCTGCAATTGAACTTGTGGCCGGAACGACGGTGTAAATCGAGAAGTTTTCAATCTCTCGGATCCGAAGAGACCCGCCGCTTCTCTCTAATGCGGTGGTAGCATCGTTCAATAGTGACCTGTCACGGCTAATCTCGGTGTCGTCAATGACCACGAAGGCCCAAGCTTCGTTCGTAAGCTGCTTCGTGTATGCCTCTAAGGCCCGTTCGATCTCCACTGCGCCGGATACCCTTAGCTCAGTATGAGCCAGGGGGGAGCCGCCGGCAGGCGACCGGGGCGTCGTGGTTATCTCATAAGTGAAGGTGCTCGCGCCGGTAACCGTGATAGAGAATCGTCCGTTATACCCTGCCCGCTTGTTCTCCTGTAGCGTTGGGCTGCCTGTGGCTGGGGTGGCTGGCGTTCCTGGCACGGTATAGGTGAAGGTTTTCCGGTTATCTGCAGACAGCAGCTCCAGGGCAGCGCCGTTATATTCTGTTTCGGTCGCGCCCGTAACCTCGACGGTCGTTTGAAACCCTTCCGTCAAGTCATGGTTGTCAGTAGTTACCCCTGTGGCGACACTGCCGACCCTAGTCAAGCTTGTGATCGGGTTCGGCGTGGTCGCCCCGGATACGGTGACGAAGTCGCCTGTACTCCTGCCGTGAGGGGTAGAGGTTATTGCAGTTACCGTCGTGCCGGAGCGTGTCAAGGATGATATAACAACGGACTTGGAGAACAGCGGTGTTACTTTTGGCAGCATGGCTAAAAGCTGAGAAATTATGTCGGCAGCTTTCATCGACCGCCACCTCGTTTCAATTCGTTCTCAATTTCTCGCTCGAAGTGGTCTCGGGCGTTCCGATTGTTCTTGTCAACTGAGGCGATCAGGAAGGGGCGTTCGGCTATCCTGCGTGTCCCTAGCTCAAGGAACGGGGCATAATCGGTTCGTGCGCCGAATACCATTTGATCCCCGCCGCGTTGTTGATAGGCGATGCTGCGCTTCAATAGGCCGGACAGGTTGGCCGGGGCTTCCCCGGGCGCAGAAGCTTGATGTCGCTTCCTTTTAATCCGCCGAATCTTACCCGTTTTCGGTCCCTGAAGGATCGACTTTCGAGCCTCTTCAACCAGGTCGTTACCAAGACGGAAGAATGCCGCACGAATACCTCGCCGCGTTAAGTGCGGAGTGTTCTTGATCTGAGTTTCGATCCTGCGGTTTTTCCGATCAACCTTAAGACTAAAACTCATGACAGATTTACCTTGCTGGATTCAGGGCCCCGGATGACGCAGTTCAAACGCATAAACTCGCTCCGTCGGTCCAGGTTCTCAACTGTCACAATATCATATTTATCGCTGTCGATCTCGACCCAGGTTTCCGCCGTTACGGTAGAGTCAAACCGGATATAAATGCGATGGGTCAGTGCGACTTCGGTATTCGTGGAATCAAATACAGTGGCGCCTGCGACAGTTTCGACTAGGGCTGATACCGTGGCGGAATTGGTAAAGGCCTCGTCAAAGTTAACATCAGAGGTCGTGACTGCCTGGATAGCCCGAGTCTGCAAAATAATTTCGGTCTCCATGTCACCGATACAGACCTGGCGCTTACTCCTTCTTATTTTCTGACAACGTGGCATGGCCTGCCCTCCCTACTGGACTATGTGGCCTTGGCCGACAACCCTAAACAGATCCAAGCCTGTAAGGTCGTCCTGTACGACGAGTTGAATTTCTTCTCCGAGAGATCCGTCAATCCGGATGGTGACGCCCCTCTTATCCTGGCCAGCCCATGTGCTGCGTGCTACAAAACCGAAACTACCGCCGCCGATTTTGGATTGGAAAATATGGTCGAAAGAACGCTCTATAAGCTCGCCGTTCGAACGGAAGTTGAACAAGTTTATAAAGGTCCCGTCCGATTGCAAGTACCTGAGTGTAACGCCGTTTGGTAACTCCGCGAGGCTGCCAAAAGTCGTGAAGTCCATAGAACTAGCATCGATAAAATTCAGTATGAGCCTAGTCATATCTATTTCTTGAAGCGAAGACGGATCAATCGAAAATATAATAGGGCTAGCCAAGCTGCCGACAACGCTAAGAAGCGGGGAACCTAACCCGGTAGTGGTCCCGATTGGGAATGTTCTGCTCCAAGGGGTACTTACAGTGATCGTATCGCCCACAACATTGATGATCTCGGCCTGTACAAAGTTCTCGGCTGTGCGGGACTCGATTACGTCCCCTATATTGGCGGTGTGCCCGGGTTCGAGATCTACAGAATGGCCGCCCTGAATAGCCACAGTAGCCGTGGTAACGTCAGCTTCCTTGTTGGTAAAAAAGACGTCAATCGATTGTGTAGTCTGGTCCTGAATGAACACCCCGAGGGCGGTATTCCCCCGAGCACTCGTTTCGAACGACTTTAAAAACTCAGTACTAACCCGGCTATCGAATCCTGGGACGAAAGCATTTTCTGTGACGGCTACATAAGCCTTCGCCATCCTCCTTGATCGGGCGAAGATCTTCTCTCCAGTCTGCAAGGTATATTGAAGGTCTTCGCTCGGATGGATCTCGTGGCCCGATGTTACGGAGGCGTCCGGCTTTATCGAAGCATGGCGGACGACAATATCTTGGGGTGAATTATTCGTAATGACCCCAGCGGTCCCTTGCTGAACCTCGACCCAGTCCGTGTTGTTGATTGCCGTTCGAACAGTATCCGCCTGTGCTGTAAAGCTGGCCAGTAGGACAAAACCGAGGAGAATGATTCGCATTAGGGAGTTCCTTTATGCAGGAGTGTTTGTTATCACTGCGTCTTTGCGTGCGCTGCGAGCATAAAGCTCTTGTCCGGCGGCAAGGGTATATGGGAAGCGATCTTTTGGCCGCAAAGTGATTCCGCGGATCTCGCTGGCCGCCGGAGCGACTGTTGCCTCAACAAACAGAATATCTTCATCAGAAGTGTTTGAGATAAACCCGCCGGTGGTGGTGGTAACCGCCGTCCAGGATACGGTATCAATATCTATAAAAACGGTGTCAGTCATTTACCTGTCTCCGAAAAGAAGTTGCCAACAAGCGATCCTGTTAGCAACTGTCGACTAGCTAGGCTCAATCTCGAAAGTTACGACGCCGTTAGACGCGACGGTACTGAGCCCGTCCTTCACGATCTCAATCGCTTCCGCTGCGGTAATGACGTTCAGCGCAGTCGGCGTAGACTGATCCACTGTGCCGGGAAGAGATCCGGTAAACGCAATTGTGATATCCGCGCCGGTGACTGCTGTCCCGCCAATCTCGAAAGTCAGCCCAGCATCCGCGGTAGTGATAGTGGTATCAATCACGTTGCTGATCTTCTTAATGGTGCCGGCAAAACCAGGGGTTACCCATACGCTTGCTGCTGAAGAGATGTCACCGATCGGAATCGTTACAATTTTGGTCTTCAGGTTTTGTCCCGTTTCGGAGTTTACAGTACCGCCGAGGATCAAGGGGTTGTCCTTGCCGCCGCCAGCCTGCTCAAATCTGTTTAGTACGCTTTCGCCTGCCATGATTACTTGCTCCCGTGGTTTTCATGAAACTCATGCTTAATATCTGCTCGTTTACGGGCGGATATTGCATCTTTAATATCTTCAAAAATCCCTAAATATCGTGCCTTGCCTTCAACTGTAATATACGCCTGCCACTTTTTCACCTGTTTGTTCCAGTAGACCCCATTGTGTCCAGAAGTATTATTTTTTGACAGCTTCTGGTTTACGCCATTTTCACGGTGGGTGGCTTCCCGTAGGTTCTCAATACGATTGTCTGTTCTATTGTGGTTGATATGGTCAATTTGACTATGTGGCCAGCGTCCATGGAACCAAAGAAAGATAACTCGATGCACAAGATATTCCCGATAGTCGATTCCTACCATCAGATACCCATAATTTTGTAGAAATCCTACTATCTGACCGACGCGAGTTTTACGCCCGGATCGAATCTTTCGCGTCAAGACCCCTGTCTTTGGATCGTAATTAAACAGCTCCCTTACCCGATTCGCTGTTAAATCAGACATAGCTATACCCGTGAGATGCGGAAACTGTCGTAAATGATGGTCGCTCCGGATTGAGCGGCCGCCTTCGTTACTGCGTCTCCTTCGAAACCACAGTCTCCCCGGTTCGTATAGACATGAGCCAAGTGTAGCAAAATGGCGTTTTTAATTGAATCCAAGCAGCCAAAAGCCACGGTTGAGAACTCGATTTCTATCGCCTGCTCCCGCTCGTCAGTATCAGACGGCCAGTCTTGACCATCATTGAGGAGAACTTCAGAAAACTGCGTTCCTTTCTTCAGATAATACACGGTATTCGGGACTGTTGTTGCTACGTCCGATACGAGCCTGGTAATCAGGTCGATCGTTTCCACCGGTGACCGGCGAAGACAGATCCGGGCGGCGAAAACATCGATAAACAGCTCCCAGGTCTTCGCCCGGAAGTCGCGGGTCGTGTACTTCTCGCCCCATTGCGTCACGGCGTCGATCAGAATTTGAATCAGCGCGTCGTCAGTGGTCGATGCGACCTTAAGATAGGCCTTAGCCGTCGCTAAATCGATCGGAGACGCCGCTTCGGTCTTCAGGTTATAGAACTGGGTCATTTAGAAGCCTTGCTGCCGCGCCGGCTCTTAGGCTTCGTTTCGACTTTGGCCGCTTCTGGCTTGGTCTCGACTTCGGAGTCCGGGCGGACTTCAATAGCCTCGGGATCTTCATCAGGATGAGGTTCACAGACCTCTTCAGCCTTGCCGCACTCGCACGCAGCGACCGCCATTTCCAAATCGATATCTTCCCCGACGATAAGTTCAGCGCCTGCTCGGGCCTCGACTTGAGGCAACCAGGGCTTGCCTGGTACCGCCCATCGCCCCGGTTTCAATACTCGGATACTTGGCATAACTTCACCCTCGAAAGGAGGGGCCCGGAGGCCCCTTCAGTTACTCAGCGGTCGGAGCTGTGTGGGGATTTCCCAGCACCGAGATGGACGACATCTTAGTCGCGCCGGTAGAGGTGCCCGCCGACAGGATGGAGAGGCGCTGAAAACGCTTCTTACCGATCGAGCCGACCCGCTTGGTTGCGTTATCGTCGGCCGCTACGAACCCGGTCAGTACCCCAAGAACTTCGTCAGCGGGAACGACAGCAACATCGGACAGGCCGGAGTCATCGCCCTCTTCGAGGATCAGAGTGTAGGTACCGTCGGTGATAACGCCGGACTGAACGTGGAACTCGATCGACTCGAAGCCTTTCGTATCGATGATATTACCAACCGTGGTGGTGTTGGTGGTGATATCCTGGCTGTCGAGTGCGACTTCGCCTTTTACTCGGGAATGGCCGTCAAATTCGGACATTTTGAATTCTCCTAAAGAATGAATTAACAAGCGGGGCCGTTATGGCCCCGCAAGGTCAGGCGGTTATGGAATCACCTTCAACAGCTTGATAGCTTCGGGCAGGGTGACCTGGCCGTAGTTCCAGCGGTTCATGGTGAACTCGATGATCGCCTTCTTCTTCTGGGTGAACTCGTCACGAATGACGCTCATTCCAGTTCGGTCAACGATGGTGTAACCCCGCAAGAAATCGCCGAACGCAATCGGGAACGCGTTGTCAGCGATGTCCGGCATGTCTTCCATGATCACGTAGGGGAAGCCGGCCAGGGTTGAAGCAACTACGCCGTTCAGGCCGGGCTGCCACAGGAAGTTACCGTCACCAGCCTTCAGGGTGCGCAGAAACGCCAGGGTGCGGCGGTTCAGCGTGTACGTGGGGTTGTATCCGGTCTTCAGATCACCGGTCAGCAACAGAATGTCGGTCGCGGTAATCGTGGAAGCTGTCTCGCCGTTACGGGCGCCCGCCTGTACGCGGGAGTCGGCGGTGAAACCAGCAGGCTTCTTGACGCCGTCACCGGTGACAAAGTTGATACCCTCGCCTTTAGCGAATGCCTCTTGCGCATCGGTGGTGATCTCCGCTTCCATATCGAAAGCAGAGTCCATCAGCATATCTTGAGTGATGCCCGTGGTGAATGTCTGGCGGAACGTTACCAGAGACTCATTCTCATAGGTGCTGTTGCTGTCCGTGCCGGTTTCAGCCTCACCCTCGTAGGTAGCCACTGGAATGGTGGCGCGAACCGCCATCTCAAGAGACTTCGAGCCGATGGTGCGGACTCGGGAAACAGAGCGAACGGCGCTGATCTCTGTGATCTTTTTCGTGATCACGTTATCGAGCTCAGTCGGCACCAAGAACCCGCCCTGGATATCGCTATCGGTTCGCAAGAACGCTTTGCGGTCCACATCGACGATGCCATCCTGACACCATACCTGAAGGGTCTTGTATTCGTCGGCTTGCTTGTAGGCGCCGGCACCCTGGCCAGTTTCCACAGACTTGCGGGCGACGATGCCTTCCAGCTCGTCGATGCGGTCTTTGAAATCTCGGGCTTCCTTCTCCGAGTTCTGGACAGACAACGCGAGTGCCTGGTTCTTTTCTTCGTGGGCGTCGAGGGTCGCGTTGACCTTTTTCATGATCTCAGGATCGGGCTTTCCGCTCGCTACCTGCTGTTGCAACGCGTCGACGGCGGCTTTTACGTCGGCAAGGCTTGGATCTGTCATTGGATTTCTCCGTTAGAGTTTATGTGTCAAGTAACTTAGGTTCTCACGAGCCCCAACATCTCGCCGGGGTGGTGAATAGCATCGCGCTACCCTGCCGCCGCAAATTACCCAATCGTGTCAGACATGCTCTTAATACTGCCAAGCAAGTCCGTCAAGTCTTTTTCATTATAATCGGGTGAGTTTTCTTTTCCACCTTTTAGTTTACTGACCGCAAGCTTAGCGGCCTTCTTTGAGAGCTTCGTTCCGTGGTGAAGAGCCTTTTCGATTTCCTTCTCGCTCCACTCTTTTACCGTCTCGGCAGTAACGAGGCCTTTATCGTCCTCTTCTGTGAAGGGGCTATCGAGACCCATTTTATCGTAATAACGCTCAACGTTACGGATAACGCGAGGGCGATC